CAATGTCCTTAATGAGTAAGAGTTCCATTTCCTCATAAGACTGTTGCTTCTTGGAAGCGGTTTTCTTTTGCGCCAGAGGCTTGGGGGCTTCTTCTGTTGGCTTGGACTTGGGCTTTCCGCTAAGTAAGCCAATGAACCATTGCCAAATGCCCTTGATTGCCTTGACATCTGCAAGGACACCTTCAACTGTCTTCTTAGCACCTTCAAGTTCCATGCGCCCCTCATGGAGCATTGCACAGCCTTGCTTAATAAAGCCAACTGCACCTTGCGCCAACATGAGGAGAGAAAAAGGATCAATGGTTTACTCCACAATTTCGTAATCAGAAGGGTTATACATTTCAGGTTTAATTGCAGGTTCAGGCTGTTGCTGTCCTACAACTCCACCGACCGCAATACCTCTGCGAACCAACGTATGCGCTACGCCACCAAATAAATCACCCGCAAGTTTGGTAGCCCTTTGGCTAACATCCTGTGGATCAACATTGCCAATCTTTTTAAAGGCTTGATTTACTTTCATAACCGCATCTGGATCAGTCAGGAATCGACCAAGTTCTTCTTTGGTTGTGTTGTCAATCTGATTTACATAAAAACGACTTAGCAAGTTAATACCTTTATAGGTCATACCTGCCACACGATCACGCAGTACAGAAACTAAACCAGCAGGAGAAACGCCTGTTTGTTCTTCAAAACCTGTGCGCTGAACAGTCTTCAATGGCGTATTGATAAACAACTTGTTTTCCAGTTTTCCAGCAGTTTCTGCCAAATCACTCAAAACCTTGTAATACTGACCGCCAAACAACTTGTCGTAAGCAACTTGGTTTTCTTGGATATATTGCATTGGATTATTAGAATTTAATGCGTCATCCACCAACTTAGCCCTCAATGTGTTAATGGCTGGTTGGTTACGACCTGCACCGCCTGGAGACATAAACTGTCTACGGAAATCAGGGCTTCTAATAAAGTCAGCGGCAACACCATCTAAACCAGATGTGTTAAATCTCTGCATTATCTTGGCACTATCTTGAGCATCCTGAACCTTCTTTAGGTCATTTAGTTTTCCAATAGTTGCGGTCAACTCAAGTCCATCACCAGAGATGTTTTGCAATGATTGCCTTACTTCTGGAACAGCACTCAATGTATCTTTGTTAACTTCAATATATCTAGCAAGTTTCTTAGGGTCTAAAACACCATCTTTGACTACGCCATATCGTGTTGCATCAGCAAAGAAAGCATCTTGAACAAGGTTTAACCCATCATTGCGGTCAACACTTGCCAAATAGTCTGTTAAAGCCGTTCTATTCTTTGTGATTGCAGGGATTGATTGCTCAACAAAGTCTTTGTATTTAACATCTTGAACTGTTTTAGCACCATAGGGTATGCCAACTCTAGCCAAATATTCTTTGTCAACTGCCTTGTACGCATCACCAAGATTGCCAGGCATATTGTCAATTACCTGCCCAACTTGTTTTTTCAACTCAAGCAATGTTGGTAATTGAACGGCATCTGCCTTACGAATAGAGTCATTGACAGCCCGTTTAAGACTATCTAGGTCTTTCATAGAGGCTTCAGGAAACTCTCTTGATGCAGGGAGCATTGGTTGACCAGTATTGGGATCAACAATCAAACTTGGCTCAGAAACAGTAGGTCTAAATTTAGCCTTAATCAATGGATAAAGCGTAGGAAAACGTTTGAAAATATCATCGTTTTGTTCCTGATTGACAAAATCATAGAGTCTTCCAGTTTCTTCTGATGAAACTTTATAGCCTTTATCTTCTGCGGCAGAGATTACGCTATCGTATTTGGTAGATAAGTCTTTGCGAACAGTAGTTTCTTTAGCGGCAACTAAGTTACGGAGTTTATCTCCAATCTCTTGATAGTTAGCCCTTTCAAAAGCCAAGCCCATATCAGCAAGTTGCTCGTCAACAGTACGGATACGTTGCTCTACCTTTGGTGCTACCTTTGTAGGCGCACCCAAAGCATTAGCCATCTTTGCCTCAGAAATAGAGCCAAACATCTTCCCTTGTCTTGCGGCAAGTTGTGATGCGGCTTCTTGCTCTAATTGAGCATACTTTGCTTGGAAGTTTAAGTCTCTAGCCGACAAACTACGGGCAGTTTGCATCAATACATTAGAGCCTTCAGCGGCGGCTAACAAAGGTATTTTTACGCCTGTGGATGCTTGTAATTCTGCGGCACGAAGCAAGTTAGCCTTTAAGTTTGGGTCTGCCGTATAAGCAGAAGCAATCATCAAAGCGGCCTTTTGATCGCCAAACTCTTTAAGCAATCCATTTAGTTTTTCAGGATTAAGTGATTTAGCCGCAGTTATTTGGTTTAAACCTGTTTCTACCAATACTGCAGGATTTAAAAATCCACCAATTAGTGATCCGACTGTCCTACCACCCTCTGTTCCTGTATATGCCTCACCTGCTTGACCACCTAGTTCGGCAGAAACAGCCGATGCTGAAGGAGTTAAAGCAGTTGTTAATCGAGAGCCGCCTGGAACTAAATAGTTGTAAGGATTTAGTCCTTCTTCCAAGCCAGCACCAACAAGACTTGTAAACAGTCCTTGTTTTGGCAATGCTTGTGTAGTCATCCCTAATGATTGACGCACCTTATTAGCGGCATCTGTTATTTCTTCTGCGGTAGGTGTTGCGGCAGGCGCTCCCATAGCCAAAGGAGCAAATCCTGTTGCGGCAGTAGCGAACCCCATGCCTGGGCCAGCGGCGGCACTAATTGGCGCACCAAGACCACGCAATGCTCGTTGTCCAAGATACTGACCAGTTGTCATTGGAGGCGTTTCCGCATCCGTTACAACTTCATAGTCATCAGGGTTATATGTAGTTGCCATGTTTACTCCGCAGGTACAAGTTTTCCACCACGCACAATTTCAATCTTTCCAGTTTTCTTATTACGCAGTTTAGTTCCATCTGGAGGAAGTTGAATAGATTGTTTAATAGGCAAATCAGGAGCAATAAATTGCGATGTTTTTTCAGGCAAATTCTCTGCTACTGCACGATTTCTATAATCTTTCTGAATCGTAGAATATTGATTGGCGGCATCACCTTTTAGTTGATTGACTAAAGTAAGTGCTTCTTCACGCTGACCTTGCGTATATTTTCCTTCAAAGAATTGTGACAAAGTACCAGCCAATCGCTGTCCAAGATCGCCATAGTTAGCCAATTCTGCAACATCTTTGTTTGAAATGTTGTTGTCTCCAGCAACTTTAGCAAACTGTTTCTTGGCAATAATGTCACCAAGAGATGTATTGCTTTTTAGCAACTTCTCTATCTTATCTGCGGAACTAATTGCAGTTGTTAGTGGCTTTGTTTCTAAAGTAAAGTCTTTGCGTAAGTTTGACTCTTTATCAACAGTAGACAGCCCAACATTAACAGTTGTGCCTTTACCTTGAGTCTCTGCTTTAATTGCCTGATCTACTTCTTTGACTTTTGGATGATTCTCTCCAAGTTGGTCAACCAAAGAATCTCTATAAGATTGCAACTTAGCAATTGTTGGCAAACCTGCTTGATTTGGTTTATCAATTGTTCGCAAATCGCTAATATTCCCTGACATTGAATATTTTTCCATGCTTTCGGGTGTATATTTGCCAGCCCTAATAAGTTGCTGAAGAGGATCAAGTCCTTGACGTTCACGCAAGTTCTTTGTTACTTGTGATAACTTAAACGCCGCCTCTCTAGCCTGATTAGCCACGGCATTTGCTCCTTGTGGATCAAAAGGTGCCAACTCTTTTGCGGCGGCCATAAGAGAATCTGGATCGTTTGGGTCAGTTTTATTAAATATTGCATTTCTCATGCTTATAAGTTTTAATTGTGGGTCTTCAGCACCCAATGCTCCAACCAGACGATTAGCACCATACATGATGCCAGTTCTAGCCCTTGCCATAGGATCAAGTTGGGCTAACTCAGCCGATTGTCGCAATGCTTGTTGATTTTGTTGTTGTTGGTATCCTTCAGGGGTGATACCAAATAAACTGCCCATTATTGAATCTTGTGCCATTTAATTTCTCCTTAGAAGGGTGCGACATACCCAAAAGGGTCTGAATAGCCTGCCGAACTTCCATAACTTCCATAGTCCGAAGGGTTCGTTGAGTACGAGTATGGACTGCCACCGCCACCAAACAACCTCATAAGGTCTTTATTCGTACCTGCACCGATTAATGCATCAGAGAATGGGTTGTATGAATTGGCTTGATAGTTAAAGCCAGCCGCATTTCGTGCGCCTTGCGTAATGAACTCACCTGCCCTTGCGCCAGCAGTTGATGCACGACCACCTAGTTCAGAACCAATAGTCAATGGTTGTTGTCCTAGTTTCTCAATATCACTACTTGTTCCCAAGTACGCCTTGAATGGGTCTAATGCGCCAACTTGACCAGTTTGATAGCGGTTAAGTATGTCAGAACCTGTTCCAAATAACCCCGCACCAAAGGCAACTTGTCGTTGTCCAGCCTCTTGTGCCTGTGCCGCCAACTGTGCATCTTGTTGTGCTAGTGCGTTGTAGTAGGCTTCCATTTCAGGAGTAGTAGCACCTAGTCCCTGTGCTCCACTAGGTCTAGCACCAGTAGCACCTACTGACAAACCACCACGACCTTGTTGGAACAATCGGTTTTGCAACTGAGACATCTGTCTTTCACGGCTAGGGGCAAGCAAGTCTTGCTGTCTTGTCATGTACTGTTGAGCAACTTCTTCTGGAGTTTGAGCCAAATATTGTTGACCAAGATTAAACAAACCAGTAGCCGCACCAGTTAAGGGAGCGTATTGCTGTCCTGCCTGCTCTGCTTGTGTTAATCCAGTACCTGTTAAGGCCATCAAACGATCTTGATAGGCTTTTAACTCAGGAGATAACGTATAACTAGCACCTGAGAGTCTTCCCTCTGGCCCAAAGTCAAATTGAGATGAGCCGAATCGAGTGGTTACACCAACGGGTCGGAAACGAGCCTCTTCTGCCGCAACCTGTGCCGCTTTTACTTGTGCATCCGCAGACGTTCTTGCCGCATCAGCCGCAGATTCTCCACCTAATAAACCACCTGCAAGGTTAATACCCGCAGATATTACGGCAGGATTAGAAAAAAATGACACTGGCATATTTATTCTCCGTTTATCAAAACTTTATCCACTTTAGACGCATCTTTCTCGTCTGTTGCATGGATACAAAACCAAACACAATCTGTAATTGCCTTAACTCCATGAGTAAGACCTGACTTAATCTCAATACACGCTGGCGCATCAACAATATCAATTTCATCTCCACGCAATACAGCAACCTTACCTTTTGCCAAAATAGACAAATGACTGTAATTGTGAGTATGCTTCAAGATAGCCTGTCCAGCATCAAATGCCATTTCCTTGGCATACAGTCCATCAGAGAAATGATGCGTAATCATCAATACTTTCCTTCCGAAAACACATTCACAAACACAGTCTCGTCTTCCAATGCTTCAATCTCATGCCACTCATTAGCCTTAAGGTTTATCGGTTGCGTGTACTTGTCAATCACTTTCTCAATTCCTTCCTTGCGAATCACACAACTTCCTGAATGACAGACAGTTAAATGTGCATAAACGTGTTCATGGCGTGGTAATCCTTCACCTTTATTAACGTGATACACATTTATGGTTGCCCCGTCATACGTGACTTGATGCTTCGGATTGACTTGTTTTGTCATTTTCTTTCTCTGTTTTCATATCCATCCATTTACCTGTATACCCCATAGGTGCGTTGATATATCTAACTTGCATTGCCATTGTCCCATCTTCTTTTTGAAGCATACGAAACTCAGGCGTTGAATTTGGATATATCCCGTATGTCATAGGTCTTGCGAACCTGTCGTGCTTGGTTGATCTTCTGCTACTGGCACAACATAAGGTGCTACCACACCAAACTCACCAGCCTTTGCCCTGTTATACAAATCTACGCCATGTGGCATCGTATCGTATGAAGTAGCAGAAAATGAATGTTCTTCGTCAAACTCTACCCACTTTACTATCAGAAAAATGTTGTTTCCTTCTATTGATGAATAACTTGGGTTTTTTGCATATTCAAGAGTAAACATTTGTTTTTCCTTTTAAGATACACGCACTGCTAACACTTGGTAATTGCCACCATACGCTATTCCCATAAATCGCCATGTTCCTGATGGAGTTTGAGTAACGCCATAGTTTTCCATTGCCCCAGCACAACTATTGAACGTCGCACTATATATACGAAATGCAGACCCTGCAAAAGTAGAGCCTCCAGACAAATTTCCAACATTAGATGGGATAGTTCCTGAAGCATAACTACCAACAGCATCATAGTTATGGGCGGCACTGCTAATAGTCACTGCACCAGTTGAAGCGGAAACAGCAATACCAGCACCTGCGGTAACAGATGTAACCCCTGCTCCACCAGATGTCCATGTCGTGCCATTGGAAACTAATACATTTCCAGCAGTGCCAGGCGCAACAAACTGAACAGCACTCGTACCATTACCCAAAACTACATTGTTTGCAGTAAGAGTAGCCGCACCCGTGCCACCCTGTGCAACAGTCAAAGCCGTTGTCAATCCACTGATAGAGGTAATGTCAGAGTTAGCACCAGAAGATGCCGCACTCAAGTTAGTACGAGCATTTGCCGCAGTAGAAGCACCAGTACCACCATCAGCAACAGCCAAGTCAGTAATACCAGTAATCGTTCCGCCACTAATCGCAACAGTTGGTATTGTTGTAGTACCAGTGAAAGTAGGAGATGCAGTATCTGCCTTAGTAGCAACAGCAATAGCAATGTTGTCGTACTCGGTGTTTATCTCTGTACCCTTAACAATCTTTAATGGATCACCAGACGCAAGATTGTCTTTGGTAGCAAAATTCGTTGATTTCACATAATTTGTCATTTCTTCTCCTTAACTTACTCTGCCACGTTTTGATTGAATCTCAATCTTCTGAATAGATAGTTCATTGCCTGAAATATTAGTCTCATAGCCAGTTTGGACAACTTTGCCAGAACCACTTGCATTGACTTTTAAGTTTTGCAATGAAACGCCATCTGAATACTCGTTAGTCACAGATGGTTGGGCGTGTACTACCGTATGCGTACCACTTCCCGCTGTTGTCGTGTTGATCGCTGATCCACCAGATGTCAAAGACAAATTACATGTGTTTGTTGAAACATTAACGCAGTAATATGTTGTTCCTGTACTTAGTCCAGATGGCAAAGTACCAGTAGTTGTCAAAGTTATTGGGTTATTTAATGAGAAATAAGAGCCATCAACAGACGTAATAACAGCAGGGCTTGCATTGGTTATCGTCACAACCTGATTATTTGGATTGTTGTATTGTGCAACCCCATACTCTGACGTTCCTTGTGTCGGAATATAGGTTGTTGCTGACAAATAGTTAGTGGAGAAGTCAAATCCCCACTTCATCGTCACATACTGGTTTGATCCACCAATGGCAACAATAGTTAGTTTTTTCAGGATAGAGGTAACCGACTGGTCACCTAGATCAGCATGGTTCGTGTAGTACAAGAAACGATAACTACTCGTATGGTCTAAATACGTCCCATATTTACCAATGTATCCATTCTTGCCAATCAGCAAGTCACCATTTCTGCGGGAAAGCAATGCAGTTGGCTCAATAGAGTCCCAAGTGGTTACCCTAAATGAGTTATCTTGTAACTGCACCCTTGTATCAAAGCAGAACACTTGCTTAACCAATGGGAAGGTTATCAGGTAGAAAGCATCTTTTTCTGAGTAAACAGCCTTTAGATTAGCAAGCGTCTCACCAGCAATCGTAGACAACAAGTCATTGCGTACATTCTTAGACAAGTCTCCCAATGGGGCTGACTTCTCAATAATCGTTCTAGCAAACGAGCGTATGCCAGAGTTAGACAAGAAGAGAATGTCCTTACCCGTAGAAGCAATCGTATCCCTTGCTATACAACCAATACCACCAACTGTGTCACTCAAAGTCATGGTGGATGGTGTAGTTGCATTGGCGTATACCAAGATTTGACGCTTGCCAAAGATGATTAGAAAGCCATTGTGAGCCGCTAGTCCTGTAATCTCATCTGCTCCGTTAGGCCATACCCTGTCTACATTCAAAGAACCAGCAGTTCCAGTAGACCAAACATGACCAGCCAACAGGTCAGAGAAGTAAACAGTATTGTTTTGTGTTGGCACACCTGCCACCCACAAGCGACCATAAGCCGATATAGCAATGTTTCCATTCTGAACAGTAGCAACATATCCTGTCTTCTCAGAAATCCGTCTATAAGTGGTTGCACTTACAGCAGGGTCAAAGATTAAAGGATCATGCCCTGCTTGGAAAAAGTAGGTTATTGCATTTAAGGATGTGCAGTGCCAATTGTTTGCTGTGATGGTTGGAGCAGAACCCCCTCCCCCATAGGTCAATTCTGAAACAGCGTTCGAGCCATCCAACTTAAACAACTTGTTATTTCCAGAGAACAGCACAGTCAAAGTGCCATCTGCCTGAACTAACTCATGTATTACGCCAACATCATTTGCACCCAAAGCACCAGATGAGGAGTTAACCCTTGACCAACCTTTGCGTGAGCCAATGCGTCCGTATTGGTCAATCACACAATTGGTGGCGACAAGAGCAAACCCTTGATTCAAGTCCAAAGGCGAGTCTTGGGTGTTTAACCCGTAGAAGCCTGGTGCGCTTATGCTAGAGACTTGGATTGCTTGGCTCATATCGAGACAAACTCCTGATTCTCAGGGTATCGTGTACCTTCAAGAGCGATATAGTCTGACAACATTGATTTATACAACGCATACGCCTCAGAGGAGGTCAATCCACCATCCTCACCGCGCTCCACCAAAGCACGAGCATAGGCATTTTGAGCCACCAAAGTGTCAGGCACTTTCACCACAGTTGCATCAGCAGACAAAGTGGCTTGGGGGATGGTCAACATAAATTTGACTGTGTATACAGTATCTGGAACTGGATACAGGTTTACTTTGCTATCGTAAGAACCATCCACGCCATCAAAGGCAAATTGGGTTGGCGCACCTTGTGGCACAGGCGCAAAGTTAAGATTGCGGTTCATCTCCACAAAACTGATGTTTCTCATTCCAATGAGACTTGTTGTGTTGATAACGTCCATAACCTGAAACTTCTGCCCAGCACCTGTCAGAGAGTAGGAAGATGTGCCTGAGGCAGTTGTGACTGTGATGGTTGATCCTAATGCGTTCCAAGAGAAAGCATCTTCAATCTGACGCTTGGCATCATTGACAAACTTGCCAATTAAGGTGGAATAGGTGGTTTCTAGGTTGGTGGAAACAGTAGGTTCACGCAACCTTGCCAATACATCGTTGATGAGTTCTAGGTAGGTCATTGTCTTGTCAATCCTATTTCTTCAATTGTTGCAACTACTGCAAATGTTGATGCAGACTCAGAGGTTGCTTTTAAGATGTCACCCTCTTCCATCACAAAATAAGATAAACCACCCCAATCTTGGGTAGTTTTGGCAGTAATGGCGGTTTGGTAAACGACAGAATATGTAGCAGACGCAGAAGTGTCTACCCAATCAAATGTAATGTGCTTATTTGATGCGGTTGCATTAGCGGCACGTAGCAACACAACTCTAGCGTAATACCCTGTTGGTACTGTGTAGAGGGTTGTCAGCGTTGCCGCTGTGAGATTTGCTCCAACCGATATTGCTCTCATTTTGCCTTTGCCTTATTCCTTGCGGAAATTGACTTGGCTTTTGCCTTTGCATCTGCCTTGGAAGAAGCACCCCAAGCCTTTAGCGAAAGAAGCAGTCTAGTTGGTTCACCATTTTTGTACTCAGGGCCACTCATGTTTCCCATACGAGCCAAAAAACTCGATCTTCTCGGGTTGTCACCCTTTTTTACTGGAGCCTTTAAATTGCCACCAGTTTCCGCATTATATGATGCTCTGCCCTTGGCGTTCAATCCGCCCTTCACATTTTTACCTTCGGAGCGTTGCCAAGCGGGAGTTTTCATCACTTCACCTTTTTTGGTTTCTTTGCAGTTTTAGCAGACTCAATAAACGCTTTGGCAGTTGGCGCACCTTTGCTACCAACTTTACGCATCTTCTCGCCAGAGCCTTCAGCGATTCTTTTCTTCTTTGCCCAAATATTGGCATAAAGTCCTTGTTTCATTTCTTCTTCGCCTTACCAGCCTCTGATAATGCAATTGCGATGGCTTGTTTCTGAGACTTGACAACCTTGCCACCCTTGCCTGAGTGCAGATCACCTGCCTTAAACTCACGCATGACTTTGCTAATTTTGGCTTGTGCTTTGGTCTTTTTCATTTGCCACGACCCGCTTTTTTCATCATGTTCGTAGCAGTGCGTTGACCACGCATAGGCATACCTTTAGGCCTTCCAACAGCAACCATAATGGTCACAGGAAGACCCTTTTTTTTGCCATACTCTTTAGCCTCTTTCTCACCCTTTTCAGAGTAAGCAAACTTCTTTTTTCCAACCATAGGCATAGGATTTCCCCTTATCTAAGTAACTTTCCACCAATGAAGGTAATTACGCCACCAGCCATAGAAGCGATGGTCATACCCATCCAAAAGCCACCTTTTGACTTGTTTGCCAACTCAAGGAGTGTCTTTACGTCTTGGGCAAGAGAGTGAACCTCTGTTTGGAGAGCCTCTACTTGAGCCTCCAACTTGCCAAAATCTCTTGCGTCAATTTCACTCATAACAATTGTTCCTTACGGGGTCGCCCCATAGGTTTCTTCAAAGTTAGTGTCTGCCTTGTTCCATCAACCTTCTCAACCTCTACAACAGCAGAAGTATCTACCTCTGTGTATTGAGGGTGTCTACGCATCTCAATAATGTCAAAGTCCTGTCTGAACTCAACAACATTACCTGATTGATTGCATCTGAACAAAGCCATTTAATTCCTTAATGAAGAAAGGGGGAACAAGTCCCCCAATCTTTAGACCATGCGAACTACAACAATTCGTAAGGTGGTGGATGCCAAGTCAACAGTTGAGCCAGACTCGTTTTGGATACGGAATTTGACAGTATCTGCGGCTGAGACATAACCTGTCACAGTCAAACCTACCAAATCAACGCCCAAAGATGCACCGATAACCATGTCACCCAAGGAAACGCCTGGGATCGTAATGTCATCAGTCTCGCCTGCGCCATCAACCAATGAACCAGCGTTCAAAGTTGCTTTAACAGCCCATGTATCGCTAAACAAACCACGGAATTGGTCTGTACCTCTGCGAGTAGTTACTGCGGATGCGGTTGCCATGTATTTCTCCTAATTAAGTTAAAAAAGTCCCCCCACCACTAGGGCAGGGGGCGCAACTGCAATTAGGCTGGTACTGCCAATGCGAACATTGCTGAAGACTTAGCGGCTCCAACAGTGGCGGCACTACGCAGA